TCTAGGGTTTCGACTCGTTAGACTGTCCTAGCAGACGCATACAAGACTAACGAGTCATTTACTTTGTATGGAGGAAAATAATAATGGGACAAACAACTTTTTCAGGCCCGGTAACATCAAAGGCAGGTTTTAATTCTGATGACACACTAAATTCTACTGATTTAGCATCAGGCTCTTATAATTTAACAGACTTTACTGTACGCCCTGCTGTAACCTATACAGGCACGGTAGCAGCTTTAGTAGGCGCAGTAAATCAACGCACAGCGGGTGTTTCAGGTGGTAACATTTTCGGATGTTATGCTCAAACATCATTTTCTAATAACCCAACAAGCACACTAACAGGTTTAAACACTGCTGTTTATGGCGTGGTTGACTGTGGTTCTAGCACATCTATTGGAGCAGCTTACGGAGCAGTTTTTGATTTTGCGCAATTTGCAGGAACAAGAGCTTCAGCACCAAAAGCATTTATAGGGTTCGGTGAAGAATCTTCTGCAACTAATCCTTGTTTAAATTTACTTGAAGTTGGTAGAACTGGCAAAAATGTGGCTGCAGGTTTAGCAGTTACAGCAGGAACAGCATCTACCCCTGCAGGTCAAATTAGAGTTTTAGTAAATGGTTCTATTCGTTATATCCAATTATATTCAACCTCAATATAATGACTGAACACGATATACAAGAAAGACTTAAATCTTTGGACGCCCAACGTATTCAAATGGAAGCAAATCTAAATGCAATAGGTGGGGCTATCCAAGAGTGCCATTTTTGGTTAGCAAAGTTCAGTCAATAACGAAAAAGGAAAATAAAATGGGTCAATTTAAACCGATGGTAAAAATGGAGACCACAGAGCCTTCAGTAATACTGAAACTCAAAAGTGGTGGTCATGTGAACATGAAGAAGGGTGGTAGCACCTCTCATGGTCATAAAGCAATGGGTAGGGCTGACGGCGGTATCATGGACGCACTAGCTGGAACACCGTCACTTGTTGGTCGTCCTGCTATGGCGGCTCCAGTCCAAAAGATTGGCAAGCCATCCATGTCAGCACGCCGTAAGGCAATGATGGCTAAGCCAGCAATGTCAATGGCACCTGTTATGAAAGAAGGTGGCAAGGCTGATATGGCTCAAGACAAAGCTATGGTCAAGAAAGCCTTCAAGCAACACGACGCTCAACAACACAAGAACGGTAAGGGAACTAAATTGGCGCTTAAAAAAGGCGGCAAGATGGCTACTGGTGGAGTCGTTCTTGGTAATGGTGGCGGTTACAAGACTGGTGGCGTTGTCCTAGGCAATGGCGGTGGTTACAAAGATGGTGGTATGGCTTGCGCTACTGGTGGAGTTGCCTTGGGTAACGGTGGTGGCTACAAAAAAGGGGGTAAGACCTCAAAAAAAGCCTACGCGGCGGGGGGTACTGTTAATTCAGGCAAACCTGTCGCGATGCCTCAAGGTAGCAAGAAGCCACAATCACCTGTAAGCATCAGCAAGCTAGCTGGTACCTACAAGAAGGGTGGTAGAGCAACTCCTGCTGAGAAACGCGAAGAGTCTGCATTCAATTCAGAGAATGCTACTGCTATGCGTCAATCTAAGGCTGACAGCAACCTGAAGTATAGGGATGGTGGTGCTGCCATGGACGCTCCATTTGGTACATTTGAGGATGAGGATAGCGGTAGTGCAGGTATGGGTAACAATGGATTGCCTATTTCTGAAGGCTCTATTTCTGAAGGAGAGGCCAGAAGGATGGCTAGAATGCCAATGAAAGCTGGACGCGCGGCGGAAGCCAATCGTATCCGTCAATCCTTGTCGCGGTCTGATGCCTATGAAGGAGCTTTAAAGTCCACTCCTAAAGCGGTCATTTCTGAAAGGAAGAAAGTAACTGTAGTGCCTAGAGAGGCTAAAGTTACCACTGGAGCTGGGGGATATGGAGTAACAGGAACCCCAGAAGAAATGGAACGTGCATTGAGCAAGGTAGATGAACGTGGTTATCCACTAAAGCCGTAAAGTAACAAAATAGATGGGGGGTTCGCCCCCCCACTTATCACTGGAGGTAGAATGAGTACACTAACAAATGTTTTCTCAGCTAACATAAGTTCTACTGGGACTATTTACGCTGGTGCAACAAACCTAGCTGGGTATCAGGTTTTGTCTGGTGGTACAGCTGGAGATATAGAGTTTCGTGATGGAGGTTCTGGCGGAACCGTTTTGTTGACAATAAGCATTGCCACCACAGCCAATCCGTTTGCAAATCAAATCCCCGGAAACGGAATTAGATTTAATACAGACATTCATGTGACGCTACCAGCAAGTGCGTCAGTAACTGTTTTCTGCGGATAATGCCAAGCAAATCACCATCTCAGCACAAACTTATGGCGGCTGTCGCACATAACCCTGCGTTCGCCAAGAAGGTGGGCATTCCTACAAAAGTGGGAAAGGAGTTTACCAAAGCTGACGAAGGTAAGAAATTTAAAGGGGGCGGTTTATATGAAAACATTCATCGCAAACAGCAAAGAATTGCTGATGGCTCTGGTGAACGTATGCGTAAGGTTGGTTCAAAAGGTGCCCCAACTGCTGAATCATTTAAGAAGTCAGCCAAAATAATAAAAAGATAGTACCAAAAGGTCATGTAAGGTACAATAATAAAACAAGCACTTGGTAAATTTAAATGGCTTACTCAGGCACAGTTGGCACAACGGTAATCAATGTTCAGAAGCTCATAGACCATGGGGCTAGGCGTTGTGGAAAGCTAGCTGAAGAGCTGACCTCTGAGCAAGTTCTATCAGCTCGTGAATCCCTGTACTTCTTCCTATCTAGCCTGATTAATATCGGCATCCAATACTGGGCTATAAACAAAGAGGTTATAGGACTAACCCCAAACCGTTACATATACAACCTACCCAAAGGCTCAGTTGATGCCTTGAATGTGCTGTACCGCACCATGGAACGCCCAACAGGGCAATATACTACCTCTGCTGGTGGTGTAGTAGCCAATGTGTACGATGGTGACACTTCAACCTTCTGCGTACAGAACTCAGCGAATGGCAACATCGCAGTCAATTACGGCACAAACAATCCTCAGTACATTGGCTCTATAGGAATACTCCCTTATGTGGCTGGAGGCGGTAGTGCTGTATTGAACTATGTATACGAATTCTCTACAGATGGCAGTACATGGAACAACCTTTACACTGGAACTGACGTAGCAGTCTCAGACAATGAGTGGGTATGGCAAGATATAGACCCCGGACAGAATGTTTTGTACTATCGGATGAGGGCTACAGGCGGTACTACGTTGAGCCTGAGAGAGCTGTATTTTGGCAATAACAGCACAGAGCTACAAATGTCACGACTCAACCGTGACGACTACACTAACCTACCCAACAAGAATTTCACAGCCAATCAGCCATTCCAATACTGGTTCGATAGGACAATACCTTTGCCTACCGTGTATCTTTGGCCTACCCCATCAGATGCCTTCGTGCAGATGACAGTGTGGTACTCACGCCAGATAGAGGACGTTGGCGCTCTCACAGACGAACTAGAGATACCTCAGCGTTGGTACGAGGCTGTCTTGATGAACCTGTCTCACAGGATGAGCCTAGAGCTACCACAGGTGGGTTTGGATAGGATTCAGTACCTAGAGAAAATGGCTGTACAGTATCTTAATGAGGCTGAGCAGGAGGAGCGCGACAAGTCGCCTATCTACTGGGCTCCCAATATTTCCGTTTACACAAGGTAATCAATGAGTTACGTAACAATATGAATCATATTTTAACATACCATCGTCTTATTGCTAAAGCAAAGGGGCGTACCCGTCCAGATGGGTATGTTGAAAAGCATCATATTATGCCTAGGGCATTAGGTGGTTCAGATAATAGTGATAATCTTGTAACCCTAACATCTAGGGAGCATTTTATTGCCCATATGTTATTAGCCAAGATGCACGGTGGAGTAATGTGGCAAGCTCTTGTTATTATGAAAGGCGGCAATAGGTATGTTAATGCAAGGATGTTTGAGGTTGCCAGAAGAGTTGCTCCAATAGAACGTGAAAAAGCAATTGCTTTAAAAAGACAGTCAGACCCTGTATTTGATAATTACATGAATAAAGTAAAATCAAGTGCTACCAAAAATCGTCAAGAAGGATATCAGGCCAAGGCAGGTCAAGAATTTAAAGTTAGATTTGCAAATGATATTGAGTATGCAAATATCATTAGAATTAATAGAGCAAAAGCACAAGAAAAAAGCGCAGAGTCGGTAAGGCAAAAATCTGCAATCAAGGCACAAAAAGTTTTAGAGTTGAGACTTGATGGTTTAAAATACAATGATATAAAAGACATTGTAAGATGCTCTATGGGATTTATTTCCAAAGTGGTAAATTATGCCCATATTTCTTGATACACGTGGTCTTACATCTTTAGCGATAGGAGTTTGTGACCGCTGTAAGGTTAAGAGGGCGTTTGTAACGCTAGGGCCTGACCCCAACTTCCCCGGACTTCGGGTATGCGAGGAGGGATGTAAGGATAACTTCGACCCCTATCGCTTACCAGCACGTAAGACAGAACGTATTAATTTAAGGTTCCCACGCCCAGACGTTAGTGTGGCGCTTGACCCTAATGCACTTGTTACTACTGGCAATGCACAGCTTGTTATTTCTCCAGAACAGAACACGCAAACGCCTGAAGATAATGGTAATCTTGACAACTTAAATCTGAGTCCCTAAATATGGCAAATGTGCAAATAACGCAATTACCCTCCGCAGGAGCTATTACTGGCACCGAGGCTGTACCTATCGTACAGAATGGGGTGACAGTACAGACTACTACGTCGGCAATATCATCCTCCCCTAACCAAACACAGACCTTCTTAACTGTAAACGCAGAGGCTACTCTAGCTAACAGTAGATACGTTGGAGTTGGCTCTGGATTGCAGATTACTGACGGCGGAGCGCAGAGTCTTCTACAGATTAATCTAACAGGCGCGGCACAGGCTCTAGGAACGCTAGGAAACGGTTTTGTTGTAAAGACTAGTGCTAGTACCCTAGCCAACAGAAACATCGCTGTAACAGGCTCAGGATTGGCTGTAACCAATGGTGATGGTCAGTCTGGCAATCCAGTTGTAGCTTTGGCTGGTTTACCGCTATCTTTATCACAAATGATAGGGACTGGCTTAGTTGCCATGAACGCTAGTACGACCCTAGCACCAGTTACTATTGTTGGTACAACCGACCAAATATCTGTCGCTAATGGCAATGCATCTGCTGGCAATCCGACGATAGCTATATCTAGCAACCCAGTATTGCCCGGTGTAGCTGGCGTGTCATTGCCTAGTGGGACTACGGCTAATAGGGCTGTGTCTCCACCAAATGGCACTATTAGATACAACACAGACAACTCTACATTAGAGGGTTACACCGCTAACGCATGGAACTCTATAGCGGCAGGACTTGGCGTTACAGCCGTAACGGCTGGCACAGGATTAGATGTAGGCGCAGGCCCACAGGGTACAATCACATCAACAGGTACGCTAAACCTAGCTAATACAGCCGTAACAGCCGCATCGTATGGCTCCGCTACTGATGTCGGAACATTCACGGTCAACGCTCAAGGTCAACTGACTGCCGCCGCTAACGTGGCTATCAGCGCCGTTTCAATTGGGGCGGTAACCGCCGTCAACGGTACAGCAAACGAAATAACCTCAACGGGCACATCAACTGTCACGTTGTCTTTGCCTAATGCCTTGACCTTTACAGGTAAGACCGTAACGGATGGCACGTTCAACATGACCTCGGCAACCGTTGGGGCAGATACTGTCACAACCAATACCGCAGCTCAGACGCTGACCAACAAGACCATAAGCGGTGCAACCAATACTTTGAGTAATATTGGTAATGCTTCGCTCACCAACAGCTCTGTGACCTACAACGGTGTCACGGTGGCTTTGGGCGCTTCTGGAACGATTACTGCGAATACAACAAATCCTCTGACCATTGGCACAGGATTGAGTGGCACTTCGTACAACGGCTCTTCTGCCGTCACGATTGCTATTGACTCAACTGTTGCAACATTAACTGGCACTCAGACGCTAACAAATAAAACAATCAGTGGCTCAAACAATACTTTGAGCAACATTGGCAATGCCTCGTTGACCAACTCCTCTGTGACTGTTGGAACAACTGCGATTGCTTTGGGTGCATCAAGTCTTACTTTAGGTGGATTGACTTCGGTTGCTGTAACTCAAGACCCCGTGTCGGCGCTGGAATTGGCTACCAAGCAGTATGTTGATGCAGTAGCCCAAGGATTAGACCCTAAAGCCTCTTGCGTGGCGGCAACAACAGCCAACATCACCCTGTCTGGAACGCAAACCATTGACGGTGTAGTGTTGATTGCTGGGGATAGGTGTTTGGTTAAAGACCAAACCTTGAGCCAAGACAACGGAATTTATTTGGTTGCGTCGGGCGCATGGACTCGTGCAACGGATATGGACACTTGGGCGGAAGTGCCGGGGGCGTTTACCTTTATTGAACAAGGAACCCTATATGCTGACACTGGTTGGGTTTGCACTTCAAACGCTGGTGGCACTTTAGGCACAACTCCCATCACTTGGGTTCAATTCGCTGGTGTGGGCTCATACACCGCAGGTACAGGACTAACCCTTACAGGAACGCAGTTCAGCATCACAAATACTGCTGTCACTGCGGCATCGTATGGCTCTGCAACTCAGGTAGGTACGTTTACGGTCAATGCACAGGGTCAATTGACCTTGGCAAGCGATACCACAGTAACCCCAGCAGTTGGCTCAATTACAGGTCTAGGAACTGGCGTAGCAACTGCGTTGGCAGTTAGCGTAGGCTCTGCTGGCGCTTTTGTGACGTTCAATGGTGCGCTAGGTACACCAAGTTCTGGTACTCTAACGAATGCAACAGGTTTGCCCCTGACGACAGGCGTGACTGGAACTTTGCCCGTTCTCAATGGCGGCACAGGGGCAACAAACGCTACTGATGCAAGGACAAACCTAGTTGCCGCCAAGTCAGGCACTAACAGTGACATTACAGAGTTGTATGCTCTAAACGGAACATCTTATGGCGTGGCTTATCAAAATGTTTCAAATCAACTTATAATGGGGTCAGCATTGACATTTGACGGCGCAATGTTATTTGTACCGGGCGGAATATCTGGAGGAACATTTTAAATGGCACAAGCAAATTACACCCCAATTCAGTTGTATTACAGTACGACTGCGGCGGCTATTCCAACGTCTGGCAACCTTGCTAATGGTGAGTTAGCAATAAACATTACAGACGGCAAGCTGTACTACAAAGATAATACAGGTACCGTTAAGCTACTTGCTGATAACGCAGTAACCACGCCAGTAACCTCAATAACCTTCGCGTCAACTGGGCTGACTCCTTCTACAGCGACATCTGGTGCTGTTACAGTCGGTGGAACCCTAGCGATTGGGTACGGTGGAACAAACATAACCACCTACACCACTGGTGACATTTTATACGCTTCAGCTACGAACGTATTATCTAAGCTAGCTTCGACGACAGCTGGTTATGTATTAACAGCTGGAGGCGTTGGAGTTGCTCCAGCGTGGGCGGCATCTACTGGTGGGGTGACGTCATTCAGCGCAGGCACAACAGGATTAACGCCAAATACCGCAACCACAGGCGCAATTACCTTGGCTGGTACATTAGCAATAGCCAACGGAGGAACAGGTCAGACTACAGCTAATACAGCGTTTAATGCCCTAGCCCCATCCCAAGTGTCAGCAAATGGCAAGTACCTAACGTCTGACGGAACTAACACAAGTTGGGGTACCGTATCTGCTGGTGCTGCTCTAAGCAACGACACAGCAACTGCCACTAACGTCTACCCGATGTTTGCGGCAGCTACATCTGGCACACCTACGACAGTTTACACAAGCAATGCTAAACTACTGTACAAGCCCAGCACTGGTGAATTTCAAGCGTCAGTACCAGTAGCGTTAAATGGATTGTTTGTAAATGCAACTACATTGGTGGCGAGTTATACTGTTGCTTCTGGTCAAAGCGCACAAAGTGTTGGCGGAACAAGTGGTTTCACAATACCCGGTGGTTTAAGCGTTACACTCTCCAGCGGTTCGCGTTGGGTTGTACTTTAAGGATAATATATGTCAAGCGTAATAGTAAGTGGAGACACATCTGGGTCAATAACCCTCAACGCACCTGCGGTATCAGGTTCTAGCGTACTCACTCTCCCTGTCGCTACCGACACATTAGTCGGGAAGGCTACGACTGACACGCTGACGAATAAGACTTTGACTAGTCCAGTTATTGCGACCATTGTTAATTCTGGAACATTAACATTACCGTCTAGCACCGACACATTAGTAGGGAAGGCTACGACTGATACGCTGACGAATAAGAGCATTGTAGCTACTCAGTTAACTGGAACTATTGCAGCAGCACGGATGCCCACTGGGAGTGTATTGCAAGTGACTCAAACTGCTATTACTGCTAGTTTTTCTACTACAAGTGGAGCTGCTGTGGATATAACTGGCTTAACTGCAACCATTACTCCGATTAGTACATCTAGCAAAATACTGGTGATAACAAACTTTTTTGTTAATGGTGCTTCAGGTCCGTATCCTCACTTCTTTTTACAAAGAAACGGAAGCAATATATTTATTGGAGATGCAAGCGGAAGCTCAACGCGCCAAAGTGCAGCAATGAGTACTGGCGGTGCTGACGCTAATGAAATAATATCAGTTGCAACAACATATTTGGACTCTCCAAGCTCAACTTCTGCTGTTGTTTATAAATGGCAAGTATATACATTTAGTTCAAGGGCTGTTTATGTTGGTAGGACATCTGCTTCAGGAGACGCACAGTCTGTGACAGTACCTAGCACTATTACTCTAATGGAGATAGCAGGATGAACCATAAAGCTATATATACGTTATACCCTCAAGCTGTATCTATTAGTGATGGAGTTGGGGCAACAGATAAAGACGGCAATAAGGTCGAGATTGACCTGTCACTTGTTAATGCTTGGATTGACCCAGAGGCTTATAAATCATTAAGACAATATCCATCCATAGGTGACCAACTAGATGCTATTTGGAAGGGCGGAGATGCTCAAGCTGATATGCTTAAACAAGTAATGGCGGTTAAAAATAAGTACCCTAAAGGATAAAACATGGCAAGCACGATAGCAGCATCAACAGCAGGTGGCGGTGGGATAATCCAGACAGCAGACGCTTCTGGTAATCTCAGCCTACAATCTGGCACTACCACAATACTAGCCCTCACCTCTACTGGTGTAGCCATCACAGGGACACTCTCGGCTACTGGTGTAACAACTGTCGCCGCAGGCAGCGCAGCACTCCCTGCCATAACAACAACAGGCGATACTGATACTGGAGTATGGTTTCCTGCTGCGAATATACTTGCTGCTAGTACGGCTGGTGTAGAGGCTATGCGTATCGACTCCAGCGGTGCTGTAATTGTAGGCGCAACAGCTACAAGTGCATATTTTGATGGGGCTTTAAATGTATATAAATCTGCAAATATTCCATTTTGTGCTAAAACAGATAATGCTACTGCGTATTGCATAGCTTCCCATAATACTGCAACATCGGGGAATAATTATTTTGCAGTATTCCTTACAGAAGCATCACCTACTATAAGAGGTTCGATTACATATAATAGAGCAGGTGGCTTAACTGTTTTTAGTACAACATCAGATTATCGGTCTAAAACTGTAAAGAGCATTATTAATAATGCTTTAGGTAAATTATCCTTATTGAAACCCTGTACTGGTCGTATGAATGACGCAACAGAAGATATAGATTTTTTTGTAGCCCACGAATTGCAAGCTATTGTACCAAGTGCTGTCATAGGTGAAAAAGATGAAGTAGATGCTGAAGGCAATCCAAAATATCAAATGGTAGATAAGTCAGCAATAATTCCGTTATTAACCGCAGCAATCCAAGAACTCAAAGCCATCATAGACACACAACAAACTCAAATCACAGCGTTAAACGCAAAGGTAGGGATTTAATATGAGCCTAATTCTCGATGGCACAACTGGCGTACCAGTAACCACAGTAACAGGAACTCTGCCAGTAGCTAATGGCGGTAGTGGAGTAACAACCTCAACTGGTAGTGGTGCTAATGTATTGGGGACAAGCCCTACTTTGGTAACTCCTTTACTTGGTACACCCACAAGTGGTGTATTGACTAACTGTACGGGCTTACCTGTAGCTGGTGGCGGTACAGGAGCCGTTACACTAGCCGCAGCTTCAATAGCTACTTATACGGGTACAGAAACATTAACTAATAAGACTCTAACCGCCCCTATCGTATCTTACTCAATCAACGCACAGACTAGTGCGGCATATGTAACTGTCGCAGCAGATGCAGGTGCAATAGTAACTGTAAGCAATGCGTCAGCTAATACCTTTAAGTTACCAACTAATGCAAGTGTGGCTTATGCTATCGGTTCAACTATTACTTTAATACAAATAGGCGCAGGTCTTACTACCATTAGCGCGGTAACCCCAGCAACTACAATCGTATTGTCTACAGGTGCTACAGCAGCTTCACCAACTTTAGGACAATATAAATCTGCTACCTGTATCAAAACTGGTACAGATGCGTGGTATATCATAGGGGCGTTGTCTTGATTGTTATTGGCGTAATCGCTGGTCAAGCTGGTAGACCACAGCTAACGTATACCTATGCTTCTAACACTACTAATGCCGCCCTTACTATGTCTAGTATTTCTGGGTATGTATCTGGCAAGTCAGACATAACCATTACTATCAATTCAGGTATATACCTATGGTCTAATTCAACAGCTACACCCGGCTTTGCGTTAACTGGGGGGGCTGCTGGCGATACAGTCAAGATAGTTAACAATGGCTTTATCATGGGTATGGGTGGTAGCGCTAACTCAGGAGTGGGTGGGACAGCGCTATCGCTATCTTTTAATACAACCGTAGATAATACAAACGCTTCTGCCTATATAGGTGGGGGAGGCGGTGGAGGTTCGGTTGGAACCTATTACGCGAAGTACGCCTTGACCACTGGTGGCGGTGGTGGGGCTGGAGGCGGTGCTGGTGGTCCACACACCTACACCAGTGGTGGTGCTGGCGGTGCTATTGGTGCTGTGGGTGCTAATGGCGGTCAGGCTACCAACTCAGGCGGTGGCGGTGGCGGTGGAGGTAGGATATTCCCAGGAACTGGAGGGGCAGGCGCACCGGCTGGTAATGGTTACGCTGGCTCTGGACGAGCCGGTTCTGGTGGAGGCGCAGGAGGTGGAGGTGGAAACAATATTTCTAGTGGCGCTGGCGGTACTGGAGGAGCAGGTAATGCCGCAGGCGCGGCAGGTGGCGGTGGAGGTGGCGGTGGTGGTGGCTGGGGTGCTAGTGGTAATGGTGTTGCTGCTGCAGGAGGTGCTGGCGGTAAAGCAGTTGCACTTAACGGTAAAACAATAACGTGGGTATCTGGAAACACAACTAGAGTTTATGGGGCGGTATCATGATATATCAATTTAAAAATGCTTTAACTGGTCTTATAGAACAAGTTAATACGGAAGAATTTGCCAACGCAAGACTTGCTGAAATTAGTGCTTCGTACATTTTGCAAGAATCTGATAGGTTTGTTATCGCCAAGGTTGTCGCAGTTGGCAATGATTTTGCATGGAGTAGTGCTGATTTAGTTAACGACCCAGAAGATGGGGATTATAGGGTATTTATTCATACAACAGGTCTGTACGAATCATTTACCTCTTTATCTGCCGCAAAAATAAGAAAACAAGTATTAATGGATGAGTTTATGGCAGATATTATCCAAGGCACTTGGACAATAGTGGAGAAGGACGGAATATTCATAACAGAGTTTGTTGTGGAAAATTTCCCACTTGATGAGAATAGCCCAATTACCTCAATAGGGTTTATATCTAATGTTTTTGTTCGCCAAATGAATTTTAAGAAAGCTGGTAATAAAAATAATCCACATATGCACACTCACGACCACACTACATTATTGGCAAGTGGGTCTGTTGAATGTTCAGTAAACGGAGTTATAACTATTTTTAAAGCACCAGTTATGATATATATTGTTAAAGATAAAATACACCATTTTACTGCACTTGAGGATAACACTGTTGCTTATTGTATACACGCTGCTAGAGATGATGGTGGGGATATTATAAGCCCTGAATCTGTCCCTGCTGGTGTAGATATTAGAACTATAGGACAACCAATCCAAAGTTTTGCTGTCATCTAAGGTTTTCCTTATGATTTCATTCTGGTTCAAGCGTACAAAGATTATGGTTGATGTATTCACTAGTATACCCGGTGTGCATAGGCTGTACCCAATCGACAAAGGCACGAATAAATTTCCATCTTGGTTCAAAAAGATGCCAGCAACATATCCAGAGGTAAATAAACACGGGATACTAATTAAACATCCGACAATCAAAACCTGCTCTGGCGTCTTAGACTTATACAGGAATTCATTCTCTATTCCATTATGGAGTGATTTAATTATTAACACCAATGCAGATGGAAGTTGGGCATATCAATATTCAGCAGACCAATCCCCAGAGATTGTGCAACATAACAGCAGACAGCTTCCAGAAATAAACTCTTACATCCATCTCAAACTTGCTTCACCTTGGCTGATTACAGAGAAGACAGGGGTTAATTTCTATTTCACTGATTCGTTCTATAACAAGATGGACAGGTGGAATGACTATAAAAATGTACCAGCTATAGTCAATTACAAATATCAACATACATCCAACATCAATATGTTTGTACCCAAAGTTGCATCAACAATCAGTATAGATGCTGGAACACCTATAGCCACACTAATACCATTGACAGAGAGGGATGTGGTTATAAAATCTCATCTAATTTCAGCAGAAGAGTGGAATAGGTTGAATAGTTCTACTAGTTACACACAGTCCTTTACTAATTTCTATGAGAAGCGTAAGAAGATAATAGATAAGCAATCCAAATGCCCAATGGCGTTTTTTAAATAACACAGTTTTCATTAACGTATTTGCAGACGGAAAGAACTAAATGGACAAAATTACTATATCCGTACAAATCTTAAATCAGGTTATGGGCTATCTAGGTGCCCGTCCCTATCAAGAGGTATTCCAATTGATAACAGCCCTTCAGGCTGAGGCTAAAGAACAACTTGACGTTGTTGCTACGGAGGCTGAATAATGGACTATCAGGTCGTTCTTAATATCGGCGCTGGATTAATCGCATTCTTGGGTGGATGGGTATTGAATAACATCACCAAAGCCGTTGAGAGACTTGATAGCGACGTAAGGGATTTGCCTAGGATGTACATAGCCAAAGAGGATTATCATCGAGACATAGACTCTATCAAGACTATGTGTAAGCAGATTTTTGATAAGTTGGATAGCAAAGCAGACAAAGAAGACAGAAGGTATGGCAACTGAAGTAACGGAGGAATGAATGCTAGAATTTTTAGGTAGTGGATTGTTTGGAAGCCTCTTCGGAGGACTTTTTCGTCTTGCTCCAGAACTTTTAAAGTATTTTGACAAGGCTAACGAGCGTAAGCATGAGCTTGCTATGTTTGGTCTACAGACCGACCTAGAGAAGCAACGTGGTCAGTTCTCTATGGAAGCCAAGTACGTTGACCATAGCGTAACCCAATTAAACGCCATACAAGAAGCCTTTAAGGAGCAATCGGCTACTGCGTCGTCTAGTTACAAGTGGGTTGCGGCTTTATCAGCCCTAGTGCGCCCTATGGTGACTTACGTCCTATTTGGTATGTACATCTCCTTCAAGATAACCATGATGGTATACGCTATGGGCACAGGCGTGACTTGGGTAGAAATTATGAAGAACAACTGGACTATTGATGATTTCAGTATGCTGAACATGATTTTGACGTTCTGGTTCGTGGGTAGGGCGATAGAAAAATATCAAAAATGATTTCGGATGCCATTCGCCTAGCGAGTGATGCCCTCGTCAAGCCCTTTGAAGGGTACGCCAAGCGATTAAGTAATGGCAGTTGTAGGGCTTACCCCGACCCAGCCACTCACGGCGCTCCTTGGACGATAGGATGGGGCTGTACTGGAGCTGACATAACGTCTAATACTGTCTGGAGTAAAGACAAGGCTCAGGAAGAGCTAGATAAGCATTTACTGTACTTTACATTCAAAGCTATAAGGATGTCACCTAGTTTGATTACAAGCGGAGACAGGCGATTAGCGGCAATTATAAGTTTCACCTATAACTGCGGATTGGGTAATTACCGTATATCGACCCTCAAAAAGAGGGTTGATGCTCAAGACTGGGATGGTGCCTGTGAAGAGATTGTTAAGTGGAATAAGGCTTCAGGAAGAGTATTGGCTGGTCTAACCCGTAGGCGCTTAGCAGAATCAGCTTTACTGGGATAGATAAAAGGTCTAAAATGATAAACAATAAAGGGACTTAGCAATGACCGTCGCATCGGTAATGACCTACGATTCACTAGTCGAAAACGTCCAGTCCTATCTGGAGCGTGATGACGTCGCTACTATAGAAAAAATCCCTCTGTTTATTATGCTTGCGGAACAAGTAATTGCCGCAGAGATTAAGTTCCTAGGAAACCTCACAGTAGTAGAGAGCAATATGGTTATCGGTGAGGCTGTAGTTAATAAGCCTGCACGTTGGCATAAGACCGTGTCTATGAATGTTACCGTAGACGGAAGCAAGCAACCAGTCCTATTACGTAAGTATGAATACCTGAGAGAGTATTGGCCTGACGAGACCCTTACTGATACCCCTGCGTACTATGCAGACTATGACTATACCCATTGGTTATTGGCTCCAACCCCAGATGTGGCATACGACTTTGAGATTCTGTACTACGAACGTAACCAACCACTAGACACATCTAACCAGACTAACTGGTTTACCATATACGCACCACAGGCATTGCTATATGGCTCTCTGCTACAGGCTATGCCTTTCCTGAGAAACGATGACAGGATTCCTATGTGGCAAGCTCAGTATTCACAAATTATGGGCATCCTGAAGCAAGAGGATACTCAGCGTATCGGTGATAGACAAGCCACGGTGCTAGACACATGACATCCTTTGTATCCCCGTTTTCGGGCGACGTTATTTTGCCAACGGATGTCAGCTATGCTGACTATACGCTAGACGGCGACGTACAACTGCAATGGCCTTCTGACGCTACTGGTACAGAGAACCCAGCCGCTAGGATTATGGACATTACTGGCGATACTGGCGTTCTTATCATGCCAACAGCTAATCAAGTATCGGTTGGTCAGGATGCCCTAATCCGTAACGTAAGCGGTATAGACTTTGATGTAAATAACTTCGATGGCGGAGTTATCGCAACGGTAGAAGCTGGTAAGGCTTCTTACCTATACCTGACTAGCAATGCTAGTACAGCAGGTGTCTGGGGAATTATTGACTTTGGTGCAGGAACATCATCTGCTGACGCCTCTCTATTGGCTGGCTTGGGATTGGTTGCAATCTCTACGACTCTCAATCAAAGCCACCCAACATCTTCAATATCAAATGGATATACTTTACTGGACACCGATAGAGCGCAAACCAAGATTTGGGCAAGTGGCGCTGGTACGGCAACCCTACCACTGTCAAATACTCTTGGGAACAATTGGTTCTTTATATTAAAGAACAATGGCTCTGGAACGCTTACCATTGACTGCTCTGGTGCCGAGACTATTGACGGCTTGGTAGATAAGTCATTTAATCCAGACGAGTCTGCCTTTATCATATGCACTGGCACAGAATACATTTCTGTTGGATATGGTCAGAGCAATACTTTCTTCTTTACTAATCTGGTTAAGCCAGTAACTGGTGGTACATATTACCTTACGTCTAACGAGAGCAGTTCCATCATTCAGGAGTATGTTGGCTCGTTAACATCTGATGTAACAGTAGTGTATTTGCCTATTGTTAACCTGTACATAATTAGCAACCAGACGACTGATAATGGATTTACATTATCGGTAACCACAGGATTTGGTAATACAGCCGCAATCCCACCCGGACAGACTGCTTCATTGGTTTGTGATGGTACCGACTTCTTTAATGCCAATACTGTTCAGGCTGGTGCTACATCCCTCAATCTAATTGATGGAACAGTAGGAACGCCAGCTATTAACTTTGCCAACGAAACAAACACAGGTATCTGGAGGTCAGGTGCTGGTGAGATTGATATTGCTGTATTGGGTGTGAACAGACTGTCCCTAACTGCAACTGGTTTAACCGTTCAAGGGGATGGTACATTTGTTAATGGTATTTCTGGTGGAGTGTTTACGTGACCGCTAAAGTATTCGCACTAGATACACAACCCGGCATCCAACGGGACGGCACCGTCTTTGACAAGAACTTCTATAACTCTGGTCGTTGGGTTAGGTTCCAACGTGCTAGACCGCGTAAGATTTTAGGCTTCAGAGAGATTGTTGGAGACTTGGCAGGGCCATCTCGTGGTATTTACGTTAATCCACAAAACAATTTCAATTATATTTTTAACGGATACGCTGACGGTCTTCAGGTTTTGCCTATAAATAATGATGGTGTTGGCTCTGGCATATCTGACTTTACGCTATCTGGATTTACCCCTAGCTCTGATAATTTATGGCAGTTTGATTCCTTGTTTGACTCACAAGGTACTGGCAACGAGACCCTGTTGGCTCACCCCGGATTAAACCTGTCTGACATTAATAACTCTACCAACACCCCAGTCCTTGGTGGTGACATAACTGGCACAACAGCGTCTCCAATTGGTGTGTTTACAGCTATTGGTGGGTGCGTTAATACAGACACATTCCTAACATTAGACGCGTCTAGCATCCTAATTGGAGCTGGTCAGCTAGTCACTGGAGCATCCATCCCAGATGGAACTACCGTTGTATCTGTGGCAGGGGTTGTGGTTAATCTATCCGCCGCCGTTACTGGCACCGAGACTTCACCAACTACATTCACATTTGATAACCAAATATCAGTATCTGGTGGTGTTGTTGTGCTACACCCATACGTATTCGTATATGGCAACAATGGATTAATAAAGAACTGTGCGGCAGGTAACACAAATAATTGGGTGTCGGCAGATGCTAACGAAACTAACGTAGCATCCACTAAAGTCGTTCAAGGTTTACCAGTACGGGGCGGCTCAAATGCTCCGTCTGGTCTTTTTTGGACTCTTGATTCTCTGGTCAGGGTTTCGTACACGCCAACCACAGTCACTATAGGCGCTACCGCATCTACCTTCTACTGGCGCTATGACATTATATCTAGCCAGTCTTCAATACTGTCTAGCCAATGTGTTATTGAGTACGATGGTATCTATTACTGGATTGGCGTTGATAGGTTCATGCTATACAACGGTGTAGTAAAAGAAGTCCCAAATAACATGAACCAGAATTACTTCTTTGACAATCTTAATTACGATGAAAGACAGAAGGTATACGCTACTAAGGTTCCTAGATTTGGTGAGATATGGTGGTTCTTTCCTAGTGGAGATGCAACAGAGTGCGACGATTGCATAATCTACAACATCCGTGAGAATTGTTGGTATGACGCTGGAACTGCCGTTGGAGCAAGGCGCTCTGCTGGATACTTCTCCCAAGTATTCCGCTTTCCTGTAAATGCTGGCACAGAAATCAATGACATTGGAGCCGTTAATCTATTTACTATAAGCAATGCTGGCTCTGGGTACACCGATGGAGTTTACCCTCTTACAGAATTAGTTGGTGGCACTGGCACTGGCGCATACGCAGACATTACCGTTACTGGTGGTGTTGTTACGGAAGTTATTATAGCTATTCGTGGTCTAGGTTATACGGTAGGGGATACCTTGACTTGCCCAACCCTACCAGCTGGTGGTGACTTTGAGATTACGCTTACCTACGTTATGAGCTATGTGTCGCTGTGGCAACATGAGTTTGGAGTAAATTCTGTTAAGGGTATTGCTGTGGTAGCCATCGAAAGTTTCTTTGAGACTAACGACCTAGGTTGGTTAGCTGGAGGCCCTTCACAGCCATCTATGATGGGTGAGAACAAATGGATTAGGGTAGAAAGAATTGAGCCTGACTTCGTTCAGGTTGGTGAGATGGAGTGCTACGTAACTGGTCGTCCCTATGCTCAAGCAGACGACGAGACTACAGGCCCTTACTTATTCGACCCAGACACACACAAGATTGACATGAAGGAACAGCGTAGAGAGATGCGCCTAAAGTTTGTGTCTAATACGCTTAATGGCAACTACCAAGTTGGTAGGCTACTGCTTAACGCAACCTTTGGAGATGTTCGTGGCTATTAATACCGCCCCAATAGTTGACCCACGCCATATGGATTTCCAGTATTGGGCAGAGATTATGTGTGACCAGTTTGCTGCACAGCAACTAGAGATACCTAGCAAGGACACGGACTGGAAGAGGTGGGCTAACGGTCTCAAGGCTATTGACATATTCAACAACGAAGGTATGCCAGACGCATCTGCATTTGATAATTGGAATGAATGGGCTGAGGCTTTGGTGTTAACAGTTAACATAAGTAGGGCGGCATGATTAACTTTATTGACCTATTTAATGCTGTATCTAAGACATCCAGACCGTCTCATTGTAGGAACGCCATAGCTACCTCTATGAGTGACTCGTTTGAGGATATAGGCATAGACAGTTTAGATGGACTAGTAATGATGATGTACCTCACTGACGTATATGGCGTCAGCGAGGAAGTATCCAAGGGATGGGTGCCAACTACTCTACAGGAGATATATGACCTCCTGATGGCACACAAGACTAAAGAACCTACCTCAATAGATGACGTAATAGACTACATTAAATGATTTACCTAACACACTACAGGTCACTGTCAACAACGAATGCAGAGCTATTCGATGATGTCGTGTACCCACAGAGAGTGCATTGGTTCCCAGAGATTTACGCCAAGATTAAGTCTGGCTTGTTCTATGTCCCACACAAGATAGCTGAAAAGGTTCTTGACCCAGAGCTGTGCAAGTATCTCAGGGAGAACCACGTAGGTAAGACTGCATTCATTCTGGCTAGTGGTAACGCCCACTTTGCTGGTATTAATCCACGCCACTACCCAGACAATAAGCTGTCATACAACTACAAGTTCTTGCCATTTAGCTTGACTCAAGTATTTGCTGGACGTACAGCCCAGTCATTTGGTGAGATAGACCAAGTTGTGACGGACGCGTCTGCCTGTGCTTCTAGCCTGAAGGTTATGATGGATGTGCAGACCTTAATCCGTTTCTATGGATTTGATAGGGTCATAGTCCTTACGGTAGAAGATGGCATATCTAACGCCATACTTGAGTTCTTTGGTGAAGCTAAAGCTGTTTTGACCGAGGAACAGGAACAACAGGGAATTAAGCCGTCCGCCTTCGATAGCAAGAACTTTGGCTTCAGGATAGGTCAAGGAGCCGCATTAGCTGTGTTTGAATCCGAGAGAGCTACCAACATACTAGGCACCACCCCACACGCCGAGTTTCTAGGGGCATACAGCGCGTCAGAACAGTCTACCAATGCCATCGGTCAACGTGAGGACGGAGAGGGCTTTAAGAAGGCTATACAGGGCGCTATAGACATGGCTGATGTAAAGGCTAGTGAGATTAAGATAGTCAAGGCGCACGGAACTGGTACAGCGTCTAATAACGCATCCGAGTCTGCGGCACTACTTGCCATGATTCCCGACTTCATTGCTACGTCATACAAGCAAAAAATAGGTCATACTATGGGTAGTAGCGGATTATTAGAGACTTTATTGCTATTGGACGACATGAAAAATGGCTTTGTTCCAGCTATTGACAACAGAACTGAGACAGATTTGGTATTTCTTTCGCATAAAGCACCTAGCCCAGATGGGTTAATTTTAAGTTTGGCAGCTGGTATGGGTAACATCTACTCTGCCGCAATCTTCAGGGAGTTGTAATGGCACAGGTCGTTGACAGTAAGCAAAAAGAGCTTGACACCAATGCAATCATTACGATTGCCATCCAAGAGACTGGGGTTCAACTAGATGTTGGTACCGCATATGCGTCTATTATTAATGAGATTAAGTCCAAGGGAACCACGGCTATTAGAGAAGGCAATACCATATTTATCATACACCACGCCAAGGACAGGATAGGTACATTCAGACCCCTGAACGCTGACACAGCACGTAACTACATTAATAACGTAAGTACATTTCTTACAGCTGCCTATAACATTGGCTTTGATACCCTGTATACGCAATTCCAAGACCCAGCTCTATTGTCACTATTCAAGATAATCTTTAAGTCTAAGCCACCAGAAACAAAGATGGGCTACGCAATTAGGCGTACCGAAGGAGATGGATACTCAGCCACTATAAAACTTGGCGAACCTAGGGGGAGTAAATAATGGGAGCCGTCGCTAGTTTCGTTGCAGACGTTGTAACAGCGCCATTTGAGGCTGCTGGTGATGTCATAGAGTTTGTGGCAGAAGAGGTTGTTGAGCCAGTATTACAGGAGGCTGTAAAGCAAGTTGAAAGGGCTGTTGAAGACCCGATAGGTACAGCGGCTATGGTTTTGTCCGTAATGTATCCGCCAGCTGCCCCATATGTTATGTCAGCAACGACTGCCTTAAAGGGCGGTGACTTAGAGGACATAGCTCTTAGCGCAGGTCTGTCTTATCTTGGAAGCGAGAT